CCCCAGTCTTTATCATTATTAAAATAAATACCTGGTTCACCTGATCCTGATAGCTTAACTCTTTGCCAAAGATCCATGAAAAATCCTTTATTTATTTTATGTCTCATAAGTACTGCGGAGTTATTAGCCCGGCCACGTTGAGGAGCTTCTTCCCACCAATGACCTGACTTACAGCCTATCATTGCTTCATCATCTGCTGAAAACAAACTAATCAACGCTGCTCTACGTATACCACCTGCTAAAACTGCGTCTGCTATATGACACACAACATCATGAGCTTGCAATGTAGTAAGCTTATTACCGTCTTCAACGTCTGATAATATCCCTGCTATTTTTACTAAACACTCTTTTAAAGGCTGTGGCCCTGGAGCTTTGCCTCCAGACGTAACTAATTGCGCGCCCTTTGGTCTTATATCAGAATAATCAAACATTATCTTAGATGATCTCTTAGGACCCATATACGATCTAATTAAGACCTTAACTGCATCAGCCCAGCCTTCAATGCTATCACCTATTAAATGTCTACGTGTTCTTTTGCTATACGGCTGATTAACTGAAGGTAATTTATCTACATGATGACGCTGTACAGAGTAGCCCACACCAGTTCCGCCAAGCAATAAGAACATTATTTCATTGAAACACTCTATGCTGTCAATTGGTAAATACGCACAATTATATACCCTGTTAGGACTAATTTCAATAGGTTTGCCACCAAATTGTAGTGAACGCATAGATGGTAAAACTTTTTTATCATATACATATTTATAAGCAGATTCTATTTCATCAACAAGATTAGGATATTTTTTTATATGCATGTTTTTATTTCTTGTAACTAATTCTTCCCACGTTTCTCTACGATTTAGTTCTGGTATGTATTTTGCATACTTCATGTAAACAGTAATATCACTTAGTATCTTGTTTGATAGTTCCATTTTCTTTTGCTTTATTTTTTTCTTTTATATTATCTTCCATTTGCTTTTTTAAAGCATCAATGGCATCTTTATAGTCAGGCATTAACTTAATTGTTTCTAAAGTTCCTACGCTTAACTCTTTTAGATGTGTAACTTCATTTATTAAAGCTTGCATAACTCTGCTTTGCGCTTCAATTTTATTTTTCATCTCTAGTAGAGTACTTTCTTTCATATTCTATTAACTCTCTATATTTTAAATAACCTTTATTTTGTATACTCCAGTCTATAAACTGTTGTAGTTTTCTTTTAGCATACATTCGTCTAGCTAAGTCTTTCTTTTCCCAAGAATTAAGCTCACGGTTTCGTCGCATTCTTTTTGATTTTGTGGTTTATATAGTGTAACTTCTGATCTAGTATGATATAGATACATTTTAAATAACTTCCAACGTATTGGAAAGCTTTCATTAGCTCTTCCTTTACATTCAATGATAAAATTTGATCCGACAAAATCAGGAGTATATTTAATATTGAGTATCTTTTTTTTACCTCTATCTTTATATTCTCCTTTGCCATTAGCTTGTCTTTCATAAGATGATTTATCATAGTTAAAAGAAGGGATCAACTCGTAAGTTGCCCCTTCATATTTAGCATCTATACCAGCTTTTTTTAAAGCTATGTACATATATTTTTCTAGACCAGACTGGAAAGTAATACCATCATATATTACTTTTTTAGATCGTACAGGTCCTTTCTTTTTATACCGGCGCAATCGCATCGTCCCAGTCTAACTGCGCACTACTTTTACTAAATGCAGCGTGATCAGCATGTTCAATAGCTTGCTTAATAGTATTATCGTGAAGCTCCTCACGTGCAGCTTGAATATAAAGTATAGCGTCCATTAATTCTTCTTGTACATCGTTTAAATATGCAGCAAGATCTTTAACACCTGTAGTTCGTTCATTGTCTAGTGTTTGACCGTACTTTTTGTAACCCACGTCTGAGCGTGTTACAAATTTGTCACACACTCTTTCTACAACAGGATCTCTGAATTTAATAGTTTTACTTTTCATCTTTAACAAATGTTCCGTTAGACATAACGCCTGTGCGTGTTTTAATTTCATTGTAAGCTGAGTCTATACACTCTTCAATTGTTGTGCCGCCTAAATGTGCTAAGTTAGTTAATACAACTACCATATCACCTATAGCATCTACAAACTCGTGTTTATCTTTCTTAAGTATAGCACGGCCAAGTTCACCGCCTTCTTCCATTAGCTTGCAAAACTGCGTTTTAGTATCTCCATTTGTGTATAAACCTCTTTCACCAGCCCAGTCTCTAATTAATTGAAATCTATCTTTATCTTCCCAAGCTTTACCTTCTTGTTTAATAGTATCTCTTTTAGCTAACGATTTAATATATTCATTAAACTCACTAGTGTCAACATGTGATGGTATTAAAAAGTATTTAGCAAAAGCTTTATTATATATATAGCATCTTTCACTTGTGTATTGCGATGTAGTTACATTATCCATTATCCATTTTACAGTATCTATGTTTATTTCAAATGTACCATGTGTTGTTTCCCACGTTTTACCTATGCTGTCCATAAGTCTACCTTTTAATTTAGATACTGGACATGGAAATGTTGAGGTTTGTTCGGTTACGTTTATGTGCATTGATTTAATTTTATTTATATATAAGTCTTTATATTTTTTACGGTCAACCTTATAGCCATAAGACTGTTGAAGTTCTATCTCGCGGTCAGATATATAATCAATATCTGTGCTTTGATCTAGAACTTCTATTTCGTCTAAGTCATAGCCTTGCTGCTTAACGACTCTACTATTAAGATCACGTGTTACACCTATTTTTTTACCCGGTATATGGTATAAATAATATGTTAATTTATCATGCATATTCTCTTTGTCTGTTTGTCAATGGGTTATGCTCTGGTAACTGTGCATAATACAAATGTAAGTTGTGTGCAAAATGATAATATGTACCTATATCATATTCTGTTTCATTGCAAACTACTTCTTGTAGTTTACTAAAACAATATTGATCATTACAAAAGCCAAACCATAAATCATTTGATCTCATTACTACACACATATTTAATTTATTATCTACAACTGTAAATTGTACGGCGTATGTACATGGAGTATCATGTAAGTAATTACCATCATTTATTTCTTTACCGTCATAAATACTAATAGCAGCTTGTCTAGTATTTGGATTAGACTTTAATTGGTTTATTACATTAGTAAGTTGTTTATTTCTTTTCCATTGCCAACCATAATTAGAATTTACATTACCATCTACATCCGCCATTTGCTGCCATATCTGTGGAACTTTACCATATATTTCTCCTAGCTTATCTATATTAGGATCACCTGATAAATACCACTCCCACTCTGCTTGAGCATAAGGCATATTAAATTTTCTTTTTTCATTATCTATAATTCTTAACCAAGGCTTTTTTATTAAGAAACCTTGATTAAACATAGCTTTAGTACCCGCAAAGTCTACGCCTTCATATGGTATTGTACCATAATAAAAATCAAAAGCTTCGCTAGCTGTTTCAAATGTTAATTGTCTCATATGTTTATTATCCATTATCCTTCGTATTTAGTTTGTAATAAT